ACATTTGATATATCTACGTCTGGGTATTCTTCCTTGAATTCGCTTTCTTCTTTAGGATATAGTTCGCCCCAATACCTAGCATCATGCTTGGTTACTTGTTGCGCTAAAGCATTCAAGCTACCAGAAGCGGTAACTTTATACTCGATCGTTGGAGCAGCGGTAACTAACTTAGAAACTACGCTCAATTCTTGCGAAGATTTCTTGCTAGCAACGGAACCGTACATAACAGCACCATTTGTAGCTGAAGAACCACCAGAACGAAGATAAGCGGCATCACCAGCAGCATTTGGCACTAAATCTAACTGCAATCTAACGAGTACGTCAGTTACAGCGGGGACTTTTTCAGTTAAGGCAACAGCAGCAAATGTTGCTGATGTTCCAGTTGATAAAGCAGCTACTGGTTCATCATAAGCATATTCGCGAACTAAGCCATCACCGCATACCTCTAGCAAAATGAAATGGGTACCGCTGTCACTAAACGCCCAGCCAATACGGCGGAAAATGTTATATCCGCTTGGTAGTGTTGGCGCGGTAGCTGATAATGAAAGTAATGCAACAGGAGTTTCAAATCCAGCATCATCACCAATTAAATGTACTGCATAACATTTGCTAGCAGCAAATGTGCCTGTGTCAATACCATTTACACCAACTACAGCCGCATTAATTGTTGCAGCGGCAGCTAATGTCATATCTATGGTATTTGTTGAATCGCGGCAGACACCAGCGGCTACTGTTAAAGTAGTATTTGATGCCCAAGCCACTTTCAAACCAGAAATGTTTGAAAAAGGATAATTTACAATTTGTTGACGACTCATATATTTAATCTCCGATTATAATGGGAATAAAACGCGCATTGAATATTCAGGAACCAAGGTTTTACCCCAGATTGCATCATGTATGAAACCACGTTCATTCATACCAAACCTAGAACCGTAATACATACGAATAGAAACGCCAGATTCATCATCTGCTTTATTAGCAGTTGGGAATGGGATTTCTTCCGGCAATCTTGGCATGGCTAAAAATAACGAGTCACCAGATGTAATCAAACCTGCTCTATGACTTGGCATGATTTTAATCTTCATACCAGCAACGATGTTATGGCTGATATTTTGATTAGCTGTAGCGGTTGCGCATAAGCTTGGAGCAATCGACAATACAACGGTTGTTCCAGATGCAGCGGCGTTAGCTGTCATTCTGATTTGAACTGGATTAGCAGACTCTTTATGGCCAATAAAGGTTAAATAACGTAAGTTTGGTTGACCGGAAACACCATCGGAAAATTGACCAACGTCATTAGCTTTAATAGCATCAGAAACACCAGACAAAGAACCATCACAAGTACAGGTAATTTGAGTGATATTAGCACCTGTAGGATCATCGGTACTAACAACAGTTAGTGTTTGAATAGCAGCAGACGCGCCATTACCAACTGAACCAGCAGTATGAATAGGCAACAAGTTAGATTGGTACCATTCGCAATTACTGAAACGACCTAATTCCCAAGAATTTGCAATTTCGTTATTGCGGTTTAAAGCGAACTGGCTTAAGCCACTATTTACTATTCCTGGAACGATAATATCTGACAAATAACCACGAACATTGTCTTTAGCCGCACCATAGTTACGGAAGTAAGATAATGCAGTAGCTAATTGGTTATATGAGTTAATAGCAGTTACACCATCACCATAAAAACGGTAAGTGTTATCAACAATTGTGCTGGCAACGTCAGCTTCTACTTGCGATCCAATTTCATATACAGCCGATTTACCAAATTTTTCCATGTATTCTTGTACATTGAAAATAAATTGCTGTGCGCTGAAAGCATAGGCAGTATTAACAGCTTTATCTACTGTTAACGAATGGACGCGTTGCTGTGAATTTTGAAATGCCGCAACTAATGAATTTGTTGTAGTATAACGTGGTGGCAAATCAAAAGTTACAGTATCACCAAGGTTTGCTTCTTTGTTTTGAAAATCTTTGAATTTTTTATTAGCAGTGCTAACAAAAGCAAATGAATTCAATAAATATGCAAGACCACTGTCTTGATACGTTTGAACTGTTTGCAAAACGTTTGTAGGAAGAGCCATTTTTGTCCCCAATTAAATAATTAAATTTTATTAGAGATAATGGCTTTCTTTATTCGATTACGTTCTTATTAGCCCCTTAACCAGGGTTGCTTTCTAAGATCGCTTACAGTTTTTGAGCCATTATCCGTACCAGTTGTAGAGGGTTTAATTTGGCTCAATGGTTCTGATGCTGAAGGCTGTTTAAGTGCAGACTCATTTTGTTTGATTGAGTCTGACAGCTTCTGCAACAAAACAGTAGCTTTACGCGGATTTGTATAAGCCAGCACAGTAACACTCGAGAGTTTCTCTGGATACTTTGCTAATTCATACATTACATCCGCTGTGTTATCTAATGAATTAGCCCAGTTGACTATTTGTGGCATGTCAACTAAATTTAATTCACCAACAACTTGTTCAAAATCAGGATATTTGTCCTTAGCTGCCATCATTTTTTGCGTAAATTCATTCGCAATTCTTTGAGCAACAGCCATATTTGTCATCTTCTGCGATTCTTCATTTATTAATTGACGAATCTTATCATCTGACAACTGCGCCATGCCGCCTATCGTTTGATTGGGCGCATAACTATTTGTTTGAACAGGTGCTTGAGTTTTTTGGTATTCAGCTAAAGACTCACGTTTACCTTTTTCGTAAGCTTCCCTTTTTGCCGAACCTATTATATCGTTAACTTCCGATTGTTTAAGCAACTTCTCTTGTGTCTTTTCGACTACAGGAGCGGTACTTGTATCAGCAGAAGTTACAGCACTTGTTGAAACAGAAGGACTACTAATATTCTGGTCACTAACATTTCCAGCTACTAAACCATCGGTCATATTATTACCCTCGACTATTACCCCGTCACGGTTATGCCTCAATTACGTATGAGTCCCGTCTATTTCAACCGCATAGATGCGTAATTTATCCCTCGCTATAAGTCACGAGTCTACTAGGATAACCTACAGTAGAAAATATTACCGGGGTTATCGTTATATGCAAATACTACTAATCAATTATTGTTTAGTCAATATTAATTTTAGTTATTTTAGCTTAATTCTTCGGCAGATGACCCATTATCTTTATTATTTTGATGCGTCAATACTGTATCAGCTACTTTTCTATGCAATTCTAATCGATCGTGCGATAAGTTATGATGATCCATAATATGATTATGTTTCATATCGGCGACCTTTAAAGCCATATCCACAGCCATTCTTGATTTTTCAGTCTCGTGTTTATCCATTTGAACCATTTGAGCGCGTTGGCTATCTTGTATCTCGGCAAGGACTTTTATACGGGCTGTTTCATTAGCTTGCTGGTCTACAGCCATTTGCGATGCTTTTAATTGAGCATCAACTTGCATTTGTTGTGCATCTAACGCAATCTTAGCCTTTTCGTTCTGTACTCGTAACATTAAAGGATTATTTTGTTGAGCTTGCTGCATCTGCATCATTTGCATTTTTTGCGCTTGTGCTTGCTGCGCTTTCATTTGCTTCATGAAATCGTCTGCCATAACTTTAAGCTGGTCAATGCCTTTAATATCTAAGTTATCTAGCAATATCGATAATCCTTCCTGGTTCATAAACTGCCCGAATAGTGGGGAAGCCTGCATCAAACCAACTATTTGCTGTAATGCTCTGGACTTTTGTATAGCGAAATTTACTCCAGCCTCAACCTTTATGTTCAAAGCATTTTCTTTGTATTTCAAGTCAACGCCACCAGGTTGGTTAATCTTAGAAAAACTTTTCTTGCCTTCAGAATCTACTACAGGCAAAGTCCTTGGTGTTAGATAGTATTTAGGAATTAAATCTAATACTACTTGCGCAACTTGGTTTAATGACTGCATGTAATTGACAACGTAAGGCATAGCGGCTGCATTAGATTGCGTTGCGCCCTCTACAATAGCAACTCCGCTTAACTGATTATTATTTATACCTAATGACGCATCATAACTACCTAATATAGATTGCGTAGTCTGATCCGATGCACTAAATATGCCTAGATTTTCAGGTGGTGAAGGAACCACGGCAATTTCTTGTGGAGGCGGTAGAGGTACGTTTGGATCATCGTCTTTAAATGCGTTATAAACAAGAGTGTTTGCTTGCTGAATATTGGTATAAGCATCTTTATACTCAACAGGTATAGACTCTTTAGCCACTTTGAATTTATGCTGCACTTGATTTTCGATGTTGTTGGCAACTGTTTGACCAGCTAAATTCTTGAGCTTTTGTATACCCTTAGCGTGATACACGTAAGGCTTCGTTTGTTGCTGTATAGCCCCATTAACCGAGTCGCGTATATATGTACTATCACCATCAACAAACACATAGTTAGGCTTTTTAAAATCAGTTTCTATGTATTCAAGAACTTGATTTTCTATGAATCTATAGCGGCAAATAACATCAATGGTTGTCATTCTTGACTTGACTATTACCGGTGGCTGCTCAACGCGCCCTGCCTTTTCCCATGCTTCTAATCCTTGGTTATATTCATCCATAGTAATCGATGATCCATTAGCTAACGATACAAGCTTTACTTTCTTTTTCTTTCTTTCGTAGTGATCACATATTAATAATATGTTTCTTTTCTCATTCCTATAAGCCCAATTAAAACCGCCTATATTCCTAGAAAATTTAACATTTGATATATCTACGTCTGGGTATTCTTCCTTGAATTCGCTTTCTTCTTTAGGATATAGTTCGCCCCAATACCTAGCATCATGCTTGGTTACTTGTTGCGCTAAAGGATCAGCATAACATAGGGTAGGATCAAATACACGGCCAAACTTAATGACTTGCTGCATACTTTTTTCATGAGAGTATTCAGTCCATACCTTAAACCAACTAAAACCACCAGCCAACTGATCCGTATATATTCTATAAGCTGTTCCATTATCCCTAGCCTCGCATTCCATATGCCTAAAATGCCCTTCTACTGTATTTATTATCTTTGGGTCTACTTCTTCCTCATAACCCGATGATACCGCTATAGACGGCTCCTGCTTTGAGAACTCGCCACGTAACCTAGATACAAAAGCATTTAATATATTGAATTCTATCTGAGGCTTATTCAATGTCTTGAGCAATGCTATATCATCATCACTTAGCGAAGTGATAAATGTAAATTTTTGATAATCATGCCAACGCTGAAAGTTAGGCTTGAAATATTCGTAAGCTTCTTCAACATTTTTTTTAATGCGCGGTAACGCGTCTTGATACCGTTTAGCTATTTCTACCATTTTATTGCGCTCCGTAAGCGTTGAACTCTATTAAAATCGTTTGCCATCGTCTTAATTATATCCGTAGTTTCGTTATTTACAGATTTAATATTTCTATAAATCATTGTCTGGTCAATTAAAGCTATCTTAACCGCATCCGCTAATGTGTCCGCGACATCATCGCGTGCATGTGTGTTATTCGCCGTTATCTTTTTACAATGATCCAAGCACATATTAGTATGTTTGCCTAATCTTGGCAAGGAAACACGTTTACTAGCTATATATTGTTGTATTTCTAGAAATCTATCTGTTTTACTTCCAGATGCTCTCGTTCTATTAATGTCAATTATCTGCAATCCTTGCATGTCTTTTAATACAGACACAAGTGTTACCCCTGTTGACTTCTTCTCAATTACAGCCTGTTTAGGTTTCACGTGAAACATCATACATCTTGAATAAAATGCCATAAATTCTCCTTGCAAGTCTTTAGGTTCGATCCATACTTCATTGCAATCTATCCAATGTAATCCGTACAGATCGGTTTCATAGTTCCCCTGCATGATCTTATACAAGCCCCAGAAGCTAAAAACTGTTGCATCGTTGTATGTTTTATCCGTTTCTGCTGTATCTGCCGTTATAAATGTAGCTAATATCTTTGGGTCATCATCTGTTAAGTGGAACCATTCGGGCTTGAATATACCACCACCAGACGGTATAGGGTTTTGTTGATGCTGTGCTGCCCACGCATATTCAGACAACTTAGCTAACCTAATCTTTTCCGGTGTATTAACCTCCGGATATAAGATATTTTTATTAACGTCCTCGGTTTGCAAGACTATAGAACGCCAAAATTCCTTTTCTTTAGTATCGAAATAATTAAATAGGTCATCTTCCTTCAATCGTTGCCCAATACCTAACATGAAAACATTCTCACCGCGTAATCTATAACTAATTGTCTCTTGGAAGTTGCGTATAACAGATTCCCTGATTGTATCGCTATGCACTTCCTCGGGTTTGTGCATATCGTCCATTACCACGCCACCAGAAAAACGATCTAAGCCAGGCAACCCAGCGTTAGCACCAGTAATAGAACCAGCACTACCAAATGCTACAACTCTACCTCCTTTTGTAGTTTTAAAATCCCCTTTTGCGTCAGAATTCCTGTCTATATGAACATCGAAAATCCGTTTGTACAACGGATGCGCCATTATCTCTTTGATTATCGCTGTATTATCTTCGGATCGTTGGTGTGAAAAGCTGATATATAAAAAGTTAGAGTCGGGATAATGAGCCATTGACCAAGCCACAAACGCACAGCACAATTCGCTTTTACCGCTACCAGGATGGACGTTAATATATAACCGTTTATTTGTTAGATAGAATATATCCGTTAGTTCGCGACATATTATAATGTGATGGCTTTCCCTTCCCACAGGTCTTGAAACGATAAAATCTCTACCTGTCCTTAACTTAAAAAAAAACTGTGTAAAGAATAGCAATGATCCTAGTAGTTTTGACCTTAGTTCTATGGCGTCGTAGTCTATCATTATAAGTTATGAATAATCGTTATTAAAACAATACCGAAGGATAATATTAAACAAACTTTCAAATGTAAAAATATATCACTCCACATGTTTTCTTTTTCTATTTCCTTTTGTATTTCTTTGAATTCTTTTATTTCTTCAATAGTCGGCTCTCTTAAACGCATCATATAATCAGGTGCTTTTGTTATGCCCGATATAATATTAGCTTTAAGTTCTGCCTCGTCGGGATTAAGCTGCAAACAATTAGTAATCACGTTTATTTTTCTCTAGTAATTCCTGTGCCAATCTCTTTGCCTCTTCCATTTCCACATCTACTCCCACATTTACATTAACGTGTTTCTCGGCGCTATAATGCCCTTGCATCTTGTTTGCTTCTGCTATTGCGCTAATAGCGACCATTGGCGCCATGTCCTTTATCTTCTTTGCCTTATCCGGTACCGCTACTAACGCTATCTGTTTAAGCTTCTTTAGCTTAGCGTCATATTCCCACCCTATACGTCTAGCTGCTTTTTCTCGTTCTCTAGTTAGATATTCCTTGGCTGGTGCCTTTTTCAAGATGCGTCTAGCTGCCGCTAGCGCGTTGTCATCTTTCCAACCAGCTATTACAGCCGCTTGACGTTTGTTACCTGTTGCTAGATATTCATTCACAAATGTAATTTCTCTCTGCGTTAACCTCATCCCCAAAGATGCAAAATACTCTGGCATAATACCAGCTGCACGTTTAGTGATATGGTTTATCGCCATTACTTATTCCTTAACTTTTTTCCATGCGCTACCTATAGCACGACCAGGACGTTTCTTGGCTATAACTGGCTCCTCTACTACTTCCACAAGCTTTACTTCGTTGTCTACGATAACCGGATCAATCTGTGTAGGCACTACTTCTGTAGGCTTAACCTCTGCCGCAACTGCTGCCGCAACCGTTACCACATCATCTTTGGTTTCTATGCTACCAACACCTTTACAATTAGCACATGTCTCTTCCATAAAACCAAAGCCTATAAGTTTCTTCCGCCCCAAACAGCACGGACAACGTGTTATCTCACCCATTATCTACCCTCTTTAGTTAATATAATCTTACTATCGTTTTTCTTATCTACTTCATGCCCTAACTGCTCACCAAATATCATTAGATAATCCATAACCGCACGCGCCGTCTTACGCCATATTGCACGTTCTATGCTATTGTTTGGTAGGTTATCATAACCATCATCAAATTGTGAATCATATGCCAATTTGGCTATATCCTTGATCATTTGTTCTATGATTTTACTATCATCTGACATTTATTTAACCTTTTTTGTTTTCTTTGGTAGCTTCTTGCCTTTGCTTTCTTCGTTCCAATGATTGACGTTAACTCCTTGCTTTTCTAACTTCTTGCGATTAGCGTTAAAGTACTTTTCTTGCGCTTTAGATTTATATGGCATGTGTCACCTTTAGTAGTCTGTTAGTCGTTCTAGTTTATCATAATCAAAAATAGCTCTAACTGTGTATGGTTGAGACGCTACGAGTTGCACGTAGATCGACAGATTATGACTCTGCCATGCTGCTGTTACACCACGTCTCTATTATTATTTACCTTTCTTATCTGTCTTCTTTAGCTTACTTTCCATTTTCTTCAACGCTGGATAGTATTTGCTCCTACCTTTGACCTTACCAAATTCATCATCATGATTCCCTGCAATGATCTTAGCAACCCTACGTTGCGGTGTATGTTCCATCTCTACATTTACACCTTGCTTACTTGGCTTAGCCTTTGGCTTGTACAACTTAGCATTCTTGATCGTGATTGTCTTTTTCATTTCTGCGTTACCCATTATTGTTTAAGCGATCTTGTACCTATGATCTTTTTAGCATCTGCATAAGATAGCGGATCTATACCGTCATACTTAGCTAGTATCTTGTCTAGCTCATCAATGCGCTTAAGATCAGCCGCTTTGACAAGTTGTGATACTCCCTTTGTCGTCTGGTTATCTATCAGCTTAGCTCGCTCACATCTCATATGCTCTAGTAGTGACGCTACCTTACCTGTAGCAAACTCTGTACCGTAAAACTCATGCGCGTGATTGTTAGTAGCGTCCTCGATATCTGCTTGAGTTACTGTGTCATCACATAACAAGCTATTGTAGATAGCCGGATAGGTTATCATCGTTGCTGATCCATAAGTCGTTGTTGATCCATAAGTCGTTG